GTGAGGGTTTTGTCGGTCATGCTGCGGCCCTCTGCGACTTACGACGACGGATGCGTTCCAGATTGGCGCGCGCGTCCTCAACGATGCGGTGAAGTGGGATGACAAGCGCCATTCCGACAGAGTCCATAAGGCCTTCGAGGTGACCGGCGGTGATGGCTGTTACACGATAAGACTGTTGTTCCGTCTCAATGAACAGTATCCAGCATTTGCGCTTAGCCCCTTCAAAGACGTATCGGACCTCTTGCTCGACTTCCGTCATCAATTCCGCGCCGACGGCCATGGTGAAACCAAGCTGCGCCAGCTCACCAACGGCTAGGGCTTTCACGATATCGAGATCATTGAGCGGTAGCGCCGAACGATTCAGAGCGCGCATAAGGCGGCTTGCGGATGGCTCGCTGATGTTCAACGCCTCGGCAATATCGACTTGTCTCAACTGTTCCACATATAATCTCCGACGATTGATTAAGTGCGACGCATCAATTTATTTCATGTTAAACATGTAACTGAAATGAATGAGTCCAGGCAATCTCATCAATGGAGTTCATAAATGACATCTCGTGTAGCCCAACTCCGCCTCCAGCTCCTCGACCAAGCCAGCGGTCCCGCGAAAAAGACGTCGGGCGCTCTGGGCCAGCTTGAGCGCGACATTTCCAAGCTCGGTAAGAATGGCGTTTCCGGTGCAAAAAACCTCGGCAACCAGCTCGACCACCTTCGGAGAAAAGCCGCTGCTGCTGCCGATTTTGGTCGCCTACGACAGAATGCTGCTTCGACATTCGCGGAGTTTCGGACGGCCCGCGGCCGCGTGAAAGAGCTGGAAGCCGCACTCGCGTCGGTGACCAAGCCTACGGCGAAGATGAACGCGGATCTCCGGTCGGCGCGCTCTGCGCTCAAGGGAGCGGACAATGCGTTCCGGCAATCGCGGGCTGCGGCCGTTGCTGCGGGTCAAGGCTTGAAAACGTTCGGCCTGAACTCACGAACGGCGGCAAACGCGCAAGAAGGTCTGCGCCGGTCGATGGCGAGCACGATTCAGCAAATGCGGCGTATGAGGACGGAAGCAGGCAAGCGCGTGCCTAATCAGTCTCGGCCCGCCCATAACGCTGCCGGTGGCCGTACTGGTCGCTTTTGGGGAGCTGCTGCCGGGGCTGCTACTGGCGGTTATGCTGCCGGGGCCATGCTGGCCCGTCCGGTCGAAAAGGCGCTTTCATACGACCAGGTGTTGACTTTTTTGGGCGGAACGATGGCGGGTGATGGTTCGGTTGCGGCCAAGCAAGCTGCCAAGGTGCGCGCTTCCGACTCTGTCAATCGGTCATTGCAGGAATCGGGCGGAACCCGTGACGCGGCGGCTGCGGCGCTAAATACCCTCGTAGGCAGTGGCTTGTTCGAAGGGGAATCAGCGCTCGACGCTTTGACGCCGATTTTGAAAACCGCATTCGCGTCCGGCTCTGACCCGGAAGATGTTGCGCGAATGGGCGTTGCCTTCAAAAACGCGGGCATTAGTTCGTCGGAAGACATGCAGCTCGCATTTGATAGCGCTCTTCGAGCGGGCCAGCTCGGCGGTTTCGAACTACGTGACATGGCGCGATGGCTGCCCGGGCAGTTGGCGCTTGCACGCGGTTCCGGCTTAACTGGCTTAGACGCCGTCAAGTATCTCGCCGCTGCCAACCAGACGCAGATTAAAACGGCTGGTAGTCCAGACGAAGCCGGAAACAATTTGATCAACCTTCTGCAGAAGTTGAACAGCCGTGAACTGCAAAAACAGATGGCTGATCAAGTAAAAGCGAGGGATGGCGACCCTAAGAATGAAGATGGCGAGTTTGACTGGCAATCTTACATGGTTAAGCGTCGGCAGGCTGGCATTTCAGGACCGGAAGCACTTTCAGAAATACTTAATCGGCAGCTGGAGGACAACAAGCAATATCAGGAGCTGCTCGCAAAGGCACGTGACTCCAAAAGCAATGACGAGCGCCTGAAGAATATTGACGGTGCACTAAACATCGCAGAAGGCTCAACATTCGGCGAAATATTTGCGGACAGGCAGGCACTTTTCGGCGCTATTGCGTTGCAGGTTTTCAAGGATCAGCAAAAGCAGATTGAGACACAGCTCGGCAGTTCGGGCGGTGCCGTTGAGACAGAGTCGGAGTTTGTTCGGGCGCAACCGTGGGCAAAAGTTCAAGATGCTCGGAACGCTGCGGACCGGGCGAATGAGTTAACTTTTACCGCGGTGTCAGGTCCGCTCGGGGATCTGGCTAAATCGGCTGCGGACCTTGCCGCCGCCTATCCGAATTTGACCGCCGCCACTTATGGCGCGGCAACTGCTCTGGGGGCCTTAGCTGCTGGCGCGGGTCTCTACGGATTGGGGCGGACGGTGCTCGGCGGTCGGCGTATCCCCGGCGCGCCCGGCGGTCTCGCTTCCCCGTCCGGCGGTTCTGGAGGCGGTCGGGGTGGTATAGGCGCGGGTCGGTTCGGTTTAGGCGTGCTCGGCGCTGTAGGAAGCGTTTTGTCGGTTCCGTCCGATGAAACCGAGTTCAAGAAATTTGTCCAAGCTAACGCGGAACGCTCCGAACGATGGAACCGTTACCTCGAAGAAAATGTCGGAACGCCTCGCTCTTGGCTCGGTATGGGGTCCAGTCAGGCCGCTGTCGGTAAAGCTGCCGTGGATAAGAGGGAAGCAGATCTCTCGGTCGCAACCGCTCGCTGGCCTATTCAGGCACAAGAGGGAATGCGTGCCGTTGTTCAGGCGGTCGC